TTCTCCTTACCACTATAAATTCTGTGACAAGTATTTTCTACGTCATATCCGTAGTCCTCGAAGTCCTTGTACATCTGTTCTACCAGACTTGTTGTGGGAACAACAATGAGAGTCTTCTTAGATTTTTTCTTGTCGATCAAGTATCGTATCAGATTGTAGATAATGAATGACTTACCACTACCTGTCGGTGACAGTAACAGTGCACGTCTATTTTCTATACCGTGTGCAATCGCATCATACTGATAGTCTCTAGGTTCGAATGGTGCACCCAGAGTCGCAAGGTACTTAACTAGATCTTGGTGTTTAACTTTATCCTTTGCGTTCGGGATACCATATTTTTTACTTTCGATGATCTGTAGACCATAGAACCTTTCTGCACAGAACTGTCGTAGGTGATGATACAGACCAACGTTCATCTGTTTGGTGACCATGTTGTACAACTTGATCTTACCGTCCCAGACCTTTCTTTTATAGGCAGGCATGAACTTATAGCCCGGCACATAGAAAGAGAAGAAGTCTCGCAACTCCTGCTCCTGTGCGGGATTAGATTCTATTGCCATATACGAATGACTCAACATCCGTACTCGTATCGTATTATCCACCAGCCTGCAATCGTCTCCAATCAATGATATTCTTAATGGTTTGATGTCTCCATTTAAGATTATCTAGTATTTCTTTAAGTGTGTCGATCAACGTTTTTAAATATGCAATCTTCTCTTCGGACTTTTGGATCTCTGGATCTGCGTCATAGTATCGATCCATGTCACCTTTTAGTACACGTAACCCTTCAAGAGGATCAGGATTCCAACCCCTATCTTTGATAGACATCTCATCCATTGACCCATTGTAGTAGTGCCACTTCTCTTTGAGTAAGACTAGTTGGGAGTTCTCTGCACGTTTGAGATTTAACTTGGTGATAGACAAGTACTGCAAATACTTTGCATGTAATTTAGGTGTCTCACGTGAGTTCTTGTCTAACTCAGCATCACTAATTTCACAGTCTACTTCCCATTCTTTCAAAATCGAATCAAGGTCTAACATCATTTATCTCCAATCATTTCAATACAATCTTTCCAATAATCTATATCCTGCGACACAACGAACGACTGAGTAAGTCGCCAACACTTTGTGTATGCGGCATGATAACAAAGTTGTCCATCATCATAGTTACCGAAGTAACCTGCCTTGAGACTCCATCCTTTCTTGTCAGTGATCAGAATCTCATTACCATATTTATCCAGATACTTAAACCATCCTTCTCCAGTCTCAGACCAAGTAAAGATGAGATTGTACCCTACGGCATTTGCATTATTGTGCCACGCTATAAATCCGTCTGGTGGGTAGAGTTGCGAGAGTGCGTTTGAATTAATACCCAATTCAGTCTGCAGTGCAATATCGATACGTTCAAAATCCTTTCTATACTCAGGATCATCACCATTGTAATGATTTGGTTTTAGAGGATAAGAACGGGCAGTCTCAGGATCGCCTCGAAAATCGCTACCCATTTCTACTATTATATCACGATACTTACAAGAAGTAAAGTACCTAGAGTCACTTTCTAGTGATCCTATCATGTTATTTGTTTGGGTTACGTCATACTTATCACGATACAAATAACGAAAATGTTCTAATAGTTCAAGAACTCGTGGGTTCTTGATTTCACATACTTGCATATTAAGTTATCACAAATTGACTGAACCTGAATGATACGTTGAAGGTAGTATAGGCAACATCCTGCACGTTCGATGCAAGAGTTAACTGTCCGATAGATGTAGGAACACAATCTTGGTATTTGATTGTGACCGCATTATTGTTGTGGGAGTTAAGGATTATAACTGTGATGTCCGAAGCGGTTGCTATTTTACCATTACGGTCTTCTGTGATATGACCATCATTTACGATACGTTCCAACCAGTTCTGCATCTCCTTATATGAAGTCATGTCTTCGTCAAGGATAATGTCAACCGACATCTCACCATAGTTGATCTTGTCACCTGCTAGAGGTACACGTGTAACTCGACTAGTAGGTAATTCTACAGGCGAAACACTTGCGCCCGGATGCACTAGTGACTGTGCGAAGTACTCTAGGTTTGAATAGTTCTGTCTGTTGACTATAAACTTAAACCCTGTAGGTTGTAAGTAGTTTCTATTTGTTGTTAGTGCCATTACTCGAACCTTGCCTGTTGTGCTCTCTTTGCGTTCTGTTCTTGGTGCCACCTTCCATAAACGCAGTGTGCAAGTTCATGACCCCAATAGTGTGGTTGATACTTCACGGTAGCATCATATGTGTATATGGTGCAAGAGTTACCGTCTGGATTGATAGTCCCAAACGCTTGTACAGTACCGTCATTCCATGCTCCTTTTTCCATCGCAACTTTGCGAAACTCTGACTTCTCTTTAAACAAGACCATTTTTACTTCCAGTTCTGTCTTGACGTATTCTGGTTGTTCGAAGTAATAACCATCGGGTGACTTATTACTGCTATCAGAACACCCCACAATTATAGAGGATCCGATAAGAAACAGTGCAATGTAGGTGTGTAGTTTGTTCATCTTCATACCTCTATTTATACAAAAAGAAAAGGGGGATTTCTCCCCCTGTTATTGTCAGGGTGACTTTAACTAGCAGTACAGACCCCTGCGTCTTCTGAAGCGTCGAACCCAACATCACCGCAACCATATTTACCATCTCTGTTGGTATCACATGCACGTTGCCATGATATCATATCGAACGTCAGACCCTCATGCCACGGTACATAAGCTTTGCACCATTCATGAGAACCGACAACCATATCATCGGTTCCATCTGGGTCGGGAACATAGTCCCTTTTGGAGTGCTCTTTCTGGAGAGTAAAATGAACATTTCCATTGGAGTAGTTTTTCTGTGTAAACAACTTGCCTTTGGTAATGTAGATCTTCTCTTTCTCAGCTAGAGTATAGGTCGATCCATCGTCGTAGTTGATTACCGTCTCAGAATGAGCAGACAACGGTAAGAGCAACAGTAAGAACAGCGCTGTTCTCATATCACAATCCCTCTGTGAGTTTGTGCTTCCATTCTTTTAGTGACTACCTTGTCTCTTTTATATAGGCAAAAAAAGGGGGACTGCAGCGTCCCCCCAAAAATGATCCCTAATGAGATTCTTTTTATTACAGTACTTACGTAAGGATGTTGTCCACACGGAAGATTCTGTAGTACTGGTTAGACTTAGCAGCAGCAAGTCCGTCAGCAGGAGTAGCGCCCACGAATGGGTTACTTGCCATACCGTAACGAGTCTTGAACCCGATTTTTGGTTGGAAAGTATCTTCGCCAACTGCTTTAACCATTTGCAGAGGTACGTATGGGCAGTAGAAAACACCTGCGTCATATGCGTTAGTACCTTTGTAACCTACAGTGATGTAGTCAGTAGATGCATACGGATCAATGTATACACGTACACGACCATTCAAAGTACCTGCAAAAGTGTTACCAGTGTCATCAACCTGAAGGTTGGTAGACATTGCAGGAGTGTAGTCCAACATACCAGAGGCAGCAAGAGCAGTAGCAACGTCAGAAGAACAGATAACTACGTTACCCTTTCCACGACGAGTTTCTTTTGCAATTACGTTGCACTCACGGTCAATTTGTACTACAAGACCTTTGAATTTCTCTGCAGACCAACGTCCGTCAGCGTCAGAAGACAAGTCAAAGATACCTTTAGTGGTAACGTTGGCTTGAAGACAACCAGTCTTCGCTTGAGAGTTGATAGTACGGATAACCTCACGGTTAATCTCCGCAAGAATCTCTGTAGAGAGAATGTTTGCAAGTTCTGTCTCAGCGTCAAGACCGTGGATTGCTTTCAGGTCTTGTGCAAGTTCGAGACTGTACTCAGCTTTCAGCGCACGAGACTTCGCAGTCACGGTTGCTTTTTCGATGGTGAAACCCATTTCTGCGAAAGGAGCACCAACACCGTCACCCAAAGCTTCTGCAGCAGCAGTAGTCATTGGAGATCCAGTCAATGCAGTCAGACGTGAATCGTCAACACTTGAGTCAGTAGTACGTACTGGAGCAGAGTTAGAAGAATCGTCAGAGATGCCATTGAAACCAGAAACATTGTCAGAATCGTGTCCGCCAGAAGCACGGTCACCAGAGAATTGAGTCTCTGCTTCGTTAAACAATGCCTCACGGCTTGAAGTTGAACCTGCACCGTA